TGAAGAACAAATTGGAAAATATTATTCAAGAGAATGGGTAATAAGAAATGTTCTTCAAATGTCAGAAGAAGAATTTAATGAAATGACGGATCAGATGGAAGCAGAAAAAGCGGCGGCACCTGAAGGCGACGAAGATATGGACTCAGGTAATCCATTTTAATATAAATAAAAAATAATATCAAATAAAATAGGGACTTAACAATGAAAAACTTTAAAGATATTCTCTCAGAAATCGCCCAGCCGAAAAGTGGCGACGAGAAGAAATTTAAAGATCTACATAAGATCGAATTGATTAAACACCCAGTCGCTCCTGATAGTCAATTTACAGGTGAGATCGAAGGTGTAGAGCGTAAACCAAGACCAGCCGATCAAGAAGGCGATACTAATTACGATCCTCATTTAGAAAAACAAGACAAGCCATTTAAAATGCCAAGAGATATTGGCGGTGGTGCATTAAGAAAAGAAAATACTCAAGTTTCTTTTAAAGATTTAATGAACAAAATCACTTCAGAAGAAGATCTTCTTGAAAGTCCCCAAGAAGAAATTCCAATGATGATGAAGCAACTTCATTATATCTGTTATGCAGCAGAAGATCTTATGGAATTTTTAGCAACAGACGATTTAGATCCAGAAGAATGGTGGCAAAATAAATTAGCACAAGTATTCGGTAATGTTAAATCATTACATGCTTATGCAGTAGGTTCAAAGAAAGCAGCAGAAGCTGAAAAAGATATTGATGTCGATGACGATGATATGGAAGAAACATACGAGTCTGTTGACGAAGAAATTGCAAGCCTTCTTCATGAAGAAAAATGTGAATGTTGCGGAAATGAAATTACTAAAGAAGGTTGTGGATGTGATGAAGATTGTCCACATTGTGGCGGCAAAGGAAAAGTAGCCGAAGCTTATGATAGAGCTGCTGTTAGTGCAGCAGTAAGAAAAGCTGCCGAAAAAGAAAATATGAAATCAAAGCGTGATGTAGAGCGTTTCTTTGATTATGATGGTGGCGATATTATCTTTAGAATGGTTAAAGATGAAGACGAAGCAAATGTTCTAATGAGTCAACTCAAATCTCAATATAAGCAAAAGTTTAAAGAAGAAGTAGAAAACGTTGAAGAAGCAGCTTTTAAACCAGTGGTAGTAAAGCCTGGGTTTATGCAATTAAATAATAAAAAGAGAGTAAGAGTTACTCCACAAGATTCTAAGCTCTTAAATGATTTATTCAAAGGTTTAAAAGACAGAAAGAACAAAGAAGAAATGCAAACTATTTTCATGAGAGATGAAAAAGGGTTTAAAGAAATTTTAGATTTTGCTAAAACAGCAGGTGTATAATGGCATGGGTTTCTGTTCTCGGTTCTAACGGAATTTGGGAATACGACAATGCCGCTACAGCATCAGATACTTATTCAGATGCTAATGGCACTACAGCTTTAGGAGTAAGAACATATACTCCTACAGGTGGAAATGCTCAATACACCTATGTAAAGGTTAGAAAGGTAGGAGAAACCGCAGAGCGGGGAGAACTATCAAAAAATTTCTATGATAATAGGAATGCTAATGGTATTCCTTAAAGTTATAAATATTTAAAAGATTTATAGATAGGGTAAGAAACATGAAACTAATAACTGAAGTAAACGAAACTTGCGAAGTTATTACCGAAGCAAAAGAAGACGGTAAAAAGAATTATTTTATCGAAGGTATCTTCATGCAAGGTAATATCAAAAACCGCAATGGAAGAATTTACCCAAGTGATACTTTAGAAGGTGAAATGAATCGTTATCAAAAGGATTTCATTGAACAAAAAAGATCTCTTGGTGAATTAGGACATCCTGACGGTCCAACAATCAACGGAGATCGTGTTTCTCACTTGATCACTAGTATGAAACGTGAAGGTAATGACTTTTACGGTAAAGCAAAAATTTTAACAACTCCTATGGGTGAAATTGTTAAATCATTGCTTGACGAAGGAGTTAAAATCGGCGTTTCAACAAGAGGTTTAGGCTCGGTAAAGCAATTGAAGGACGGTGTTATGGAAGTTCAAAAGGATTTCCATTTAGCAACAGTTGATATTGTAACTGATCCTTCAGCTCCTAATGCTTTTGTGAACGGCATTATGGAGAATAGAGAGTATTACTACGACATTGCTTCTGCATCTTGGAGAGCTCAAGAAGTTGAGCAGGTAATCGAAGAGATTGTAGAAGAAGTTGAGAAAAAAATCAATCGAGTGGTAAGAAAAATTGATGAAGAAACGGCAGCAAGAATGTTTACAACATTCGTTCGTTCTTTGAGAAAATAACTTTTTAATAAATAATTTGCAGTCAGATTAATTTTGTACTAAAACATATTAAAGGAGAAAACATTATGGCAGACGACAAAAATACATTCGTTGCTGACGACGGTATTTCAACTGTCCCTACACCTCAAGCCCCTGAGGGTGGTGAAGGTAACAGAAAGCCTAAAAAAGACGACAAGCCTAAAGAGCATGACGTAAAAACTCCTGGTCAAGAAAAGGCCGGAGAAAAAGTTCCTACAGCTGAAGAAGTAGAAACAGAAGAAGTAGCAATCGCTGAAGATGCAGTTGAAGAAGAAACTGAAACTGTAGAAGAAGTTGTTGTAGCAGAATCTATTGCTTCTATCATCGATGGAGAAGAACTTTCTGAAGAATTCAAAAACAAAATCGAAGTTGTTTTTGAAGCAGCAGTAAACGAACAGGTCAAAACCCAAGTAGAAGCTATTCGTTCAGAGCTTGAAGAAAAGCTTGAAGTAGAATTAAGCGAGTCAATTGAAACTCGTATGAAAGATGTTGTTGAAAATGTAGACAAGTATCTTGATTACGTAGTTGGCGAGTGGATGGAAGAGAACAAGATCGCTGTAGAAGCTGGCATTAAAGTAGAAATGGCAGAGTCTTTAATGAATGGTCTTAAAACTCTTTTCGCAGAACACAATGTTACTATTGACGACGAAACATTCGACGTAGTAGCTGACTTGGAAACACAAGTTTCAGACTTAGAAGAGAAATCAAATGAACTCGTTAACGAGAACATTGAGCTTCAAAGAGCAATTTCTTCTATTAAAGCTGAAAGAGTTTTCGAAGAAATGACTGAAGGTCTTTCTGAAAATCAAAAAGAAAGATTTAAAGTACTTTCTGAAAAACTCGATGTTGAAGATTTAGAAGCTTATGCAGATAATCTTCAAGTAATCAAAGAATCTTTCTTTAGCGAAGGCAAAGTTGCCGCACCTAAAGTAGAAGAAGTCGAAGAAGACGAAATTATTCTAGAAGAACAGGAAGTTAAAAAACCAGCTTCTGATTACGCTTCTATTAATGCTCTTGTTGAAGCACTCGACAGAAAAAAGAATAATTAATAAATTGGTTTTTTTTAATAATAAACGTTAATTAAATAAAGGAGACAAAAATGTCTAATTATCAAGCCTTAGTGGAAAAGTGGACTCCAATTTTGGATCACGAATCTTTTTCACCAATTAACGATCAACATAGAAAAGCCGTAACTGCGACTATTCTTGAAAACACTGAAAGAGCACTTGCTGAAACAGGTGACTTGTCTGCAAACATGACAAGTCTTCTTTCTGAAGCACCAGCTAACGACGCTGGTACAGGTGGTTTCTCTGCAAGTGTATCTCCAGGAAATGCAGCAGCTGGTCCAACAGCTGGTTACGACCCTATTTTGATCTCATTAGTAAGAAGAGCTATTCCTAACCTTATCGCTTACGATATCTGTGGTGTTCAGCCTATGACTGGTCCTACAGGTCTTATCTTCGCGATGAGAGCTAAGTATGGTTCACAAGGTGGCGCTGAAGCTATGTACAACGAAGCTGATACAGACTTCTCAGGTACAGGAGCTCACGCTAACACATTACCAAATGCTAATACTCAGTTAATTACAACTGGTACTGGTATGACTACTGCAGCTGCAGAAGCTCTAGGTGATGGTCAAGGTACAAACTTTGCTGAAATGGCATTCTCAATTGAGAAAGTTACAGTATCAGCGAAAACACGTGCTTTGAAAGCTGAATACACAACTGAACTTGCTCAAGACTTAAGAGCAGTTCATGGCTTAGACGCTGAAACAGAACTTGCTAACATTCTTCAGTCTGAAATCTTAACAGAAATCAACAGAGAAGTTGTTAGAACAATCTATACCACAGCGTTTCCAGGTGCAACAGGAACAGCAGTTCCAGGTACTTTCGACTTAGACGTTGATGCTAACGGCAGATGGTCAGTTGAGAAGTTCAAAGGACTTATGTTCCAGATTGAACAAGAAGCTAACGCTATTGCAAAAGGAACACGTAGAGGGAAAGGTAACATCGTTATTTGTTCTTCAGACGTAGCTTCTGCATTGCAAATGGCTGGTGTATTGGATTACGCTCCTGCTCTTAACAGCAACTCTTTAGAAGTTGATGATACTGGTAATACTTTTGCTGGTGTTCTTAACGGACGTTTCAGAGTGTATGTTGATCCATTCGCAGGCGCAAACTACTTAGTAGTTGGGTACAAAGGTTCATCTGCTTTTGACGCAGGTTTATTCTATTGCCCATACGTTCCATTACAAATGGTTAGAGCAGTTGGTGAGAATAGCTTCCAGCCAAAAATCGGGTTCAAAACTCGTTATGGCATGGTTGCTAATCCATTTGCTCATGGTACAGCTCAAGGTCTTGGTGCTCTTACTGCAGACCTTAACCAGTACTACAGAAAAGTTATTGTTTCTAACTTATTCTAAGCTTAGAAAAAACTTTTCATCAATAAGAAGAGTAGGGTTCACCTACCAATCTTTAAAGGGATCCTTTCAGGGTCCCTTTTTTTATTTGGGGTGTTTATCAAAGTATGATCGAATCAGAAAGATTCTTGTGTAAGCAACAATAGTCATCACGCAAGTAACCATTGTTCCTAATAATAAAGGATCATTAATACCAACCTTTTCAATAAAAATATACAACAAAGATAAGTTAAGTGGATAATTGACTAACAATCCAGTCCCAACTTGTGTTCCTGTTTCTCTGTGTATTCTTTTGGTTCTTTCGCTTATATTCATAATATTATT